TGGCGACGCGTCAACGCACGTCTTTACGTCTATCGCCATGCCCTGCTTAACCAATAGACCATCTGGGCGTGTTTTGAGCGGCAAATCTAAATCTGGATCTGTCACGAAGAATGACGCTTCTGCAATTAGATCAGAATGCGTCAGCAAATGATGCGCAACGTTGTGCTGCAATACGGACTGCGCCATATCGATGCTTTGCTTATATTCGGCCTCCGGCAGAAGCACAGCGCCAGCCTTGTCGGCATCTTCCTTTGCTTGCTTCCATTCTTTGCCGCGCCTTGTTTCCGGCCCGCATCTGACTAAGCTTTTTTCTGGCTCCAGCAAATGCGCATGGGTTGCCGTGCCAAGATCAAATGCTGCGCTTTCTTTGCGCTCCTGACCTTTCCAATGCGCCAGCGACTTGCTGCTGACCGTCTTTACGTCAGATGATGATATTGCCGGTTCAAAGTGATATGCCTCGTTCGACATGTCTTTGCGCATAACCATTATGCACGCCCCCTTCCATATAATGCAATCAGCAGCGCCTCGGCGCGATGCTCATGCTTTTTTAATTTTAATTCCGACGCCCGATCAGGGAACCATTGCTGCGCCAGACGTCTTGCTGCGTCTTTATCCTTTGGCAAATTCAGCGCGCGCTTCCAATTAACTGGGCCTACCAACGTAAACCTTGAGCGAGAAAGCGCAACAGTAGATGTGATCTGGCCAAACGCATAACCCAGCTTAAACGTTGAGCTGACGCCCTGCTTTGGCATTGCCTGTTGCCGCTCGATCCATATATGATCGACAGCATCGCAGCTCATTATAATATCGTTTAGCGCCACGACATCTACGCCGCCCTCGCTATACACCGGCAAGTCATGCACCTCAGACCAAGTATCTGTGATGATTGCTACGCCGCCAGTACGATATCCGCAGTCTATGCCAATGGTTACGGGGTCGCTCATGGTTGAGTCCTTATTCAGTTAAAGGTTGCTCAACCACAATATCGTGCTTCGCAAGGAAGTCACGCAGCGCCATTTCCACTGTTGCCGCCTTCGTCATGCGCGTCTTGTCCTTATACAAGTCCAATCCCGCAATCACCTCTGGCCGCACGCGAACCAATAACTGTTGAAGCTCCATTCTCATTCTCCTTCTGTAGCCTGATTACAACAGCTACAGATAAACATATATCGTGTCAATAGCACTCAGATATAAATTAATTGTTGACAGATATCTTTTAGATAAATTATAAGCAGGTTACGAACAGGCAATGACCAATTAATCTTAATAGGAGAATGCATAATGAACCTTACGCATACACATGAATTTCTAATCACGCACATCACAGATAGCGGCACAGGCTTTGGCGTGCGTACTGACAATGGCGAGAGCGTACATATTTCGCCGCGTTTGTTGCAGCAGGCGCATGCAAACCTTGATGACATTTGCAAAGGCATCATCGTGCAGAACGCCATCGAAGAGAACCGCGAGCGCACGCCGTGGGTCGCCGCATATGTTCAGGAACGACGCCCAGCGCGTGACGTGCTGGGCTTGGCGACTGACGCGCCAGCAGAAGCCGCACAAGCGCCCACCGAGGAGCCTGAGCCGATTGATTGGGCTGACGTCCAGCGGAAGATCATTGCGTTCTTACAGAGCGCCGACGTGACGTATTGCGAGACGGCAGACATCGCTGACGTCGTTGGCGTGGACACGCGCAAGCTTTCGCAGCACCTCGAAAACATGCACGCACGCGGCGAGATATGCAAAGCGCATGTAAATCAGCGCGCAGGCCAGCAGCGCGCAACCTTGGTGCTGTGGAGCATCAACGCGGATGTGTACAAATGATCTGCACGACTTGTGACGGAACCGGCTTCATCGAGTTGCCGCGTTTCGTCAACACACCGGACAGCGATGCGTGGACAACGGTGCGCTGCCCAGAATGCCAAGACGAAGACGACTTCGACTGGCGCAACGAGGAGGAGGAAGAGTGATGACTATGTGGGATAAGTTGAAAGATTTTTATTATCGTTTATTGGCGTTTTGGGGGCGTTTGTTTTTTAAACAGCAGAAAAATAAATTATTAACTACGCGTAAGAAAAGAAACATGCGCAAGGAAAAGCTGCACACTGGGGCGCATTACTATTTGGGCGACTTGCTGGGCCAGATGGATCAGGCATTTAAGGCCATGAAGGTTTTGAAAAAAACCAACGCTGGAACTTACAAAATATTTAGCAAAATGGCGTGTCATGTTTTTTCTAAGGATATGGAAGCATTGTTCGGGAATGCGTACAACATCAAAACCTCCGACATACCTTCATATGGCTGCATATTTGCGCCTAAAGAATCTGCTTTTACAGATGATAAAAGCGACCGAGAGATGATTAAAGAAGATAAGGTATATCCTACTTTTGTTTTTTTTCAGCGAATAAAAAACCCAATTAATGTTCAACCAAGTAATGATGTTATTTTAGAGGTTGGGGTTATGTTGGAGTTTAGCAATGGCCCTTTCGCCTCGTGCTTTTACGTTTCTGTTTCGCCAGATGGCTCTATTAAACCTTTGCGGCAGCTGGTGCAGAAGCAAATTAATATTAACCCAAAAAGATCCCGAAAAGGCAGTAGATCATTTTCGGTTATGAGAGGGCAATGGGAATATTCAGAGCTTTTGCATGCGTTCTGCGAAGGTAGAGAAAAAAGCTTTGAAGAGTTTGTTAGCGATTATGTTTGGGTGTGCATAAATGGCTCTTTGTCAGTTGATAACGGTGTAAACATTAGGGTTGGCAAAGGTAAGGACAGAATAACATTTGCCATTGATATGCTTAGGTCGCCGTATTTTTTTAAAGACAGGGATAAAGCGGTTAATCAAAATGGTAAAACTAAGAAGATATTTCATATAGTTGCAGCGCATGAGCGCTCTCTGCCAGACGGTAATAAAAAGCTTGTTAAATCACATTTTAGGGGGATCAGAAAGTTCATGTGGAACGGATACAAGGTAAACATAATATTAAACGGCAAGCACGCAAAATCTATGAATTCTTGGAACGCAGACGCCGAAGACGCTGTTAATGAAAACATCCCAGAGGGAAATATCACGTCATACGAACTTGCTGACAGAGTTGGCAAAGTTTTAGACACTGTATAGGGGAAAATAAAATGACCAAGTGGACACAAGACATCATCATCGCCGCAGCGATTGCTGCGTCGGTGCTGGGCTGGATCGGCGCTGTCAGCATGGGGTGGATGTGATGACCTTAGCAGAACCCGTCTTCATGGCATTCGCCGTCTTTTCATCCGTAGACGAATGCAAGGCGTTTGCGAAATACTACGATCTGGCGCGGATCTTTGAACCGCAATGCGTTGAGATGGGCGGCGAGGCAGACTACCGCCGCCCGTGGCCCGACGTCAGACCACAGCCACGGCCAACACAGGAGAACGAAAATGGCTAAATGGGATCTATCGAAACTGGAAAACAGCGCCAGCGTTGGCGCGCATATCGACGAGGATAGCAGCACGCCGACGCAGCCAACGCCGCTGATGCTGGTCATGTCGATCAGGCGCAAGGCAGACATCATGCGTATGGACGCGGGGCGTGGCCCTGAGCGCCTGACGATCAAGCAGCGCGCCGAAGAGATCATGGCGCTTTGCGAGATGCTGGAGAAGCGGCTGTGAGCAAGCATTCTCTGAAATCCAAACGCAGGCATCCAGACGCGATTCGTGAGCGCTTTGAGGTGGGCCACATAACGTTTGAAATATGCGACCACCCAGAAGACGGCAGGACGTTTGCGCTGATCGCCGGACAAGCGTTGGAGGCGAAAGACCGACGCCCGCTGTTCACTGGCTACGTCAAGAAGGGCATGGCCACACAGCTTCGCAAGCTGGCACACCGATTCGATGAAATGGAAAAAAAGCTATGACGGAACATATGACACCGCTGGAGCGCTGGAAGGAGCTGGCGATCATCGAGAACGCGCGCATGAAGCGCAGGCTCATTGGCCGCGATGACATGCACGCATATGCCCACAAGCCGTGGCCGCTGGAGAAGCTGCGCAAGGAGATCAAGCGCTGCCTGAGCAGGCATGACGAGCTGTCTGTGGGCGACTTGTGCAGCATGATTGAGCAAGACGCCGTGCATATCGACATTGGCCTGAAGACCATGCGGGAGCGGCGCACAATCATTAAAACGTCGTTTATTGAGGGCCAGCAGCTGTACCGCCTGCGCACTCAGGAAGAGTTTGCGTTTTAATGCTAATTAAGCTCACAGATAAGGATATGGCTGATTGCCGCCAAAGCGCTAATTTGCGCTCAACACTTGCGCGGGCCAGCGGTATAGTGAACCAGCAACGCGATACGCGCAGCGGCGTTGATCTGGATTTTCTTGGCATACGCTCAGAGGTTGCTGTCGCCAAGCTTTATGACGTTTCATATAACCCAAACACGCTTGGCGTGGATGACGGCGTTGATCTTTGGCTTGGCGAAATAAGCATAGACGTTAAGTCTACGTTCTACCCGACAGGCCAGCTTTTGTTTAAATCACTTGAAGCATTCAAGTCACGCGCTGCGGTGCTTGTGACAAAAACAGATGACGAAAATGTGATGGATGTTGCTGGCTGCATATCGCGAAAGGCATTTGTCGAAAAAGCAATGCGAACTGATTTAGGTAAGGGGAAATGCTTTGTTATGCCGCAAGATCAGCTATGGGGCGTTGAGGAGCTTTGGCGGTCATATAAGTGCGAGCAGCTTTGCCCGTAGTAACATTATGATATTTATAGTATATTCCGGCTGTGGCCAACAGCATCAACGTCGGACGTGCAGGCGAGTTTCTCGTTGCCGCCGAACTTGAGCAGCGCGGGATACGCTGCCATCGGGTAGACATGCAGGACGATGACCTATGGGTTAAGTCGGCCAGCGGTGATCTGTTGACCATGCAGGTTAAGGCGACCCTTGAGCCGCGCGGTGATCGCAAACGTAAACCGTGCTACATGTTCACGCGCGCAAACGGCGATGCGCAAATATTTGCGTATGTGGCTCTGGATATACGATTGTTTATACTGCGCGGCGCGCCAAGCGGCAAAACGGTACGCATAAATCCCGCCGACTTTACGCGGCAGGCTATGGATGACAGCATTCAGGCGATGCTAGGTTAGACCATCAACTCGAAGTGAGGCGCGTCGATAAACGGGCGCCTGCCCTGCCCGCGACGCGTGTCGATGTAGTCGTTCATCGCGTCC